CGACATTCTTAAAACCAAGTCCATGAATAGTTCCTTTAGGATCTTCATCAGTATATAAATCAGAATGTTTTTTTGATTTTGCAGGTTGACCTTTTTTACGGGCAATGCGAGGATTTGACTCCTCTGTCATTTTTTTCTTTTTACCTGCACAATGTGCTTTCTGACTAAACCCTTTTGGGTTATCACAATCTATAGACTTTTTATACTTATCTGACCATCCCTCTTTGACCAGAAATCCGTCCTCACGAACTTCATATCCATCAGGAATCGATTTACACTTTTTATCAGTGTTACAATAGTATTGTCCCTTTTTACAGGAAGTCTTTCCCATCTACAGACTATTCAGAGCTATTATTATTTAGCATTCCGTCTTTTAACATCTTTTGTAACTCTGCAGTGCTACCAACAAATAAAGCATTGTTAGTTACATTGCCTTGAGTTTTTGAATTATCTTCTTCAATATCTTTAATTTTTTTATGCAAATCTGCTAACTTATCAGTGGTATCTGCTACTGATTTGATAAGTTGTCCTGCAACTTCATACGCTCTTGGACTTGCAGTTTCACCAGCAACTTCCATAATACCGTTAATTGCTTCTTGACCTTTTTCAATTAGTGAATATAAATTACCTCTAGTATAATCATAATCTTTATTCACATCATTTGGTTTGATTACATCCTCTGTTTTTACAATAGCATCAACCTCAACATTATCATCTGTGTTGAAAGTATCATTCAGAGAATCGTAACCTTTTGCCATTAGATGTCTACCTTCCTTGTAGGACTAAATTCTTTTGCATCACCAAAGAATGAACTTGTTTCTGTAAATCCAAAATCATCACCTGGTTCGATTAATACATCATCTTGAGTATCTATAACATTATCTTCGTTATAATCCTTCTTCGCTTTTGGAACAACAGTATATCTTTGTACTCTTGATGCTGTTCGTGTATTTGTATTTGAATAGTAATCCAACTGAACTTTTTTGATAAGACCTTCTGGAGTATCTGCAATGTGATTGAAGAAGAAAGTCTTAGCAGTAAATGATAATGTGTATATTAATGCTCTTCGAGTAACAAAATCTCCCTCATAATCATCTGATTGTGCTATATTTTGTAGCACCATTGGAATATCTCTTTTCTCTCCAATAGATTGTACTAAATCAATTGATATATTGAAGGCAGGTTGAAAAAATGGTAATATTTGTTCTAATATTTGCAATCCGTCATCTTGAAGTTTTACTAAAATATTGAGATCAAATCCAAGATTGTACGGAACAGGCATAAACACTTTTTTCATTTTATCATTGTTCACGTCTTTTGCCTTGAATGTTTGAGTTATACCTGCTTTTCTTGTTGAGTCATATGATATATTTGTGATCTCAAAAGACATTCTAGGTAATGTGATTTGAGTTGCTTTATTTAATTCTGCTTGTTGTGTTATCCTTGCTAAAAACTTTTGTCTTGGACCATATGCGATTGGTACTTTGATTTCTGATATTACATTTCCTGCACCATCATCATGACGCACATGAATATCATTAAACAGTGTGCCAAATGCAATAACTGTTTTTCTTACAATTTCGTGATAAAAATAATTACCTAACATTAGAAACTACCAAATGGATTTGATTCAGAGAAGTCAATTAACAAGTCTGCTTCTGACTCAAATATATCGCCTTCATTATATTTATCGGTGCTGTCATCCTTGTCGTAAATAGAAACACTAAATAATGCACCAGATGTAAGTCCTTTAATATCTTCTCCTTTAAAGAATCCTGTTGTTGTAGTGCCAATTCCAACATTACTAATTGATAATATACCAGTATCTGCATCCCAATTTTTAACTCTTGCTTGAGTTCCTGAACGCATTCCTTGAACAACTTCATTGAATTGATATGTTCCAACTCCACTAATTGTTTCTGGATTTGCAATAGTAACTGTTGGAGCTGATGTGTATCCTTTACCAGCGTTCTTAACAAATATTGAATTAACACGATTAAATCCATTACCAGCATCACCTATTGATGCAATACCAACAGCACGATCACTAGCAATACCTGCTTGTGGATTAGCAACAGTAACGACTGGAACAGTTCCAAAACCAATACCATTATCAGTCATAGTAAATCTTATTACACCTCTTGCGGATGTTTCGATTGAACAAGTTGCTGCAGCACCAGTTCCACCCCCTCCTGATATTGTAATTGAGGGTGGAGATGTATAATTAGCACCTGCATTCGTTAATAATATTTTTTCGATGGATGTTACGTTTGCTCTGGTTGTTGTAAATGCAACTGCAGAAGCGTTATCTCCTGTTTGACCACTAGGAGAAGTGCTAATTGAAACAACTGGAGTTCCTGTAAATCCAGAACCATCATTGTTTAAAAATATTTCACGCACATATCCTGTATCAATTGATGCAACTGCTGTTGCTGTTTTTCCAACTCCAACAAGTTGTAGTGTTGCAATATATCCTTCCTCTTGAACTTGAGTATCAATTGCCTCAATTGAAGTGTCAATAACCTCATCTTCGTATTCAAAGAGTTCACACTTCAGTTTATAAACATAGGTATTGCCTAGTTGGTAAAAAGGTTCTTCGTGTTCTACAAATTTTATTTCAAATAATCTTTGTCCTAGTGGAAAAAATACTAAATCACCCTCACGAGGTCGAGATGCTAACTCAATATCATCGTCAGCATTCATAAAAGGTGCAATAAATTCTTCAAATCTTTCTTTAGAAATAGTAAGAGTTACTTCATCTCTTAAACTCATTCCAAACTTTGTCAACACATCACCAGCACCTTGATAACCCTCATAAGTATCAACATATGCTTCGATTAAAAAATTATCGTCAAATTTAGATGCTTGTACTTCTTCTATAATAGATGACTGATTTACAAATTTTCTTGGTATATAAGTTACATCTTGACCGTAAATTTTTAAATGTTCATTTACTAAACTCTGAACTAATCTTTGCTCTTGTCTAGAACCTTGTAAAAAGTAGGGATTTAATGCCATTATTCATCACCCAATAAAGTCAAGAGGAGGTGTTTCAAAGTCCTGTGCCATCCTTGATGTTAGTGCCTCTAATTCTCTTACTCCATCATCATAAATTTCTCTACCATTTAATTCAATTCCACCTGGTAATTTTGTTCCTCTAAACTTAATTAAGTTCATACCCCATTGTTTTTTCATCAATGCAACAAAGTATTTTTTTACAAATGGGTCATTATAAACTTGATTATACTCCTCTGGATCAAGAGCACGGAAGCAATCAATAATTATAAAATCATCTAATTGTTGTGCTCCCCAATCAATATCTAAGTATAATCTGTCTTGTCTTTGGTTAAATCTTACCTGTTTTTCAGTTGTAAGTAAAAAATCAATATCTTCAAGATATGATTTAGTCATTGCATATTGTAGTAAATTGACAGAATTGAAATAATACAAATCATTTAAGAATAATTGATATTTAATACTAAACATTCCACCTGAAATGGAACTACTATCAAATTTAAAAACTTTATTGATACCAATAACGTGATCTGGTACAGAAATAAAGTTTGAAGTTTCATAAAAATTACTCTGTACAGTTACATTAGAAGTTGATATACCAGTAGTCGTAACAATTCCAACCCCATCTGTGTCTTTTGCTCTACCTCTATCTAAATCATCTTGAGTAATTTTATATTTAAGATACATTCTTTCAATACCATTATAATGACGCTCATTATACATCTGAATAGTATCATCTAATGCGTCATGTATTTGGTCAGTATCAAGGTTTATTTCCAAAACAGGATAACCCAGTTTACGCAAACCGAAATTTATAAGTTGTCCTCTACTGTTTGGTGTCGCCATCGCTATCCGTGTAATTTGCGAGTTGCTCTAAAAGTGCATTTTTTTCTTTTTCAAAATCATTTTTTAGAGTTTGGAGTTTTGCCTCCAAAAGAACGTTTTGGTTTA